TCGTGGACCAGAGGGAGCGGCCGACGTGGCGCACGGAGCCGGGGTGCGCGGAGCTGGTGGCCGAGGTGACCGCCCTCCGCGCCGAGGTCGCCACCCTGACGCCGGGCCCGTGGGCCCGCGTCGGAGATCAGACTCCCGACCTTGGGGAGATCGTATTGATGCGAACCACTGAGGGCGGCGTCCCATGGATTCATGCCGTCTTCTCGACTACCATCCAGGGTACGTCGGCGGACTTTCTCTGGCGCCGCCTCCCCGCCGCCCTCCTGGCGCTGCCGGAGACGAAATGAGCCCGGAACCCGAAGATTCCACAAAAGAGGCCGAGCGGCTGGCCCTTCTGGCCGGGGTACTCGTTGCCGCTATTTGGCTGATTCCTATCGTGTCCATGCTCATTCGGAGGTGCCCGTGATTCCGCCCCTTACTCGCGCCGAGGTCGAGGCCCTCCCCGATCTCGGCCCCTGGCACGTCGCCTGCTGTCCCTCGCACAGCCCGGGAGGGGAGCACTACTCGCCGTCGTACCCCGCGCCCCCGTGTCTCGCTGTGCGCTCCGAGGATGGGCAGCCGGTATGGGAAAGGAAAGGGTTCCGTACCTACCTTGATCTCCAGGCCGCGGCCCCGGCGCTCAGGGATGCCCTGCTGGCCCTGCATTCCGAGATCGACAGTGCCTGCATGGACATCGCTGCCGCCCTGAATCGCGGGCCAGTCGAGCCCCTCACCGCCTCGGTGGACCGCCTGATCTGTGCCCTCGCCGACGCCCGGGAGGCTCTGGCCGACCATGACGAGGCCGGCGGATCGTGGCCCTCGGATCTCGGGGAGCCGGTGAGGTGCGGCACGCTCGGGGCTGTCCTCCCGACGGCGCCGACCCCGACCGGGACCCTCGAATGGCGCGACGGGCGACCGGTGCGCCCCGCCGACGGTAGGACCGCCGATGTTGACCGGGCCGGGTGGGTGCCGCTGCGGGATGCTGGAGCCATCTGCAACCGGGCGCTCCCCACCATGCGCGCTTGGGTGCGGCACGGTCGAATCAAGGGGATGCGAGAGAACCCCGATGATCCGGCCTCTCGGGTGCTGGTGGAGCTCGCCGCCGTGCTGCGGGTGGCCGCCGAAATGGACCACAAGACGGCTCGCCACGATGCCGGCCCCGGCCCTGCCCCGGGATGCCGCATTGTCAGGATGGTTGTCGCATCCCACATAGGCCGCTGGCTCCTAAGTCGGGGCCCCGACGCCCGCCCTGGCGATGTAGCGACTCCCGAGTCACCCACTGGGCGATGGTCGGGGCTGGTTGTCATTGATGCCGGATGGTCAGGTGCTATGTCCGTGGTCGAAGGCGAGGCAGCCCTTCGATCTGACTCAGGCCCGCGCCGGTTCGCTGCGGGCGCTGACGGCCTGCCGGCCGTGCTCGGGGTGGTGGCCGGGAGCTGGACCGCCGAGCTCGCCGCCCGCATCCCAAACGGGGCCCGGGTGCTGATAATGGCGCCCTTCGATCGTAAGGGTGACGAGTGCGCTGCGGCAATTGCGGCTACCTTAGTGAAGAAATGCCAAGTCAGAAGGTGGAATCCATGAGCGACCGCGAACAAATCGCCGCCCTCGGCCGACAGCCCGCCCCGCTCCCATCGACCGGCGACGTGTGGCAGGAGGTCATCGACGCGGAGCCGCTGGCCGTGCTGCGCGAGCTCTACGCGGCACGGCGGGCGCTGGGGATCGAGCGCTACGAGGTGCCGCTCCAGCGGGGCAACGGGCGCGACACGGCGCGCGACCTCGAAGAGGAGCTCCTCGACGCCCTCGCTTACGCCACCGCGCTCGAGTGGTGGGGCGTGGCGACCGTGATCCGGGTGGTGCTGCTCTGTGTGGTCACGCGCCGCCGGAGTGGATCGTGAGCACCGTCATCATCACCGGCAGCCGATCCATCCGAGACCCCGCCATCGTGGCCAAGGCGATCGAGGTCGCCGTGACCGGCCCGTGGGGCGCCTACAGCACGATCGCCGAGGTGACCGAACTCTGGCACGGCGGCGCAAAGGGCGTGGACCTGCTCGCCGCCGAGTGGGCCAAGAGCCGGGGCATCACGCCGCGGGCCTTCGACGTGACCCCGGCCGAGTGGGAGGCGAGCAAGTTTCTTGCGGGCAAGCGGCGAAACTACCGGATGATGCGGGAGGCCGCGAAGGACGGGCGCCATGCCGTCGTCGTCGCGGTCTACGACTGCGTGAGCGGCGGAACCGCAAACGCGGTCACCTTCGCCGTTCACTTTCAGCTCCCGGTCTACGTCGAACTGGTCCGGGTAGGAGGCGCGCGATGACGCCGATCGTGACATGGAGGGGCGGCCCGACCGCCTACGATGCCCGCTACGAGGGCCTGATCTTGCTCGTCGAGGCCGACAGCGAGGGCTGGCGCCTGATGGTCGAGCGCACCTCAGACGGTGCGATCATGGCGGTGGAGGTCGGCTTTGACGATCTCGCCGATGCCAAGGGGCGGGCGGTATATCTCCCGTGGGAGATGGGCCTTGTGGATTAGCCGGCGTTCAGGGTGGGAAGTCCCGGCCCCGGCTGGCTGGCGCCGCCGTGCCCTACCGCCGCTCTCTACCGTGGGGCTTTTCCCGAGTGTGAGCGTCCGCGTGGTGAGCTTAGACCACGATGTCAAGTCGGGCGCAAGTGGGCGCGCGACATTTTGTCAAACCACCGTTGAACGGGTATAGGTGTTCCATGCTGATCCTCATGCTCTCCGCCGCTCTCGCCGCCTGCCCTTGGGGCGCTCACCCCGTCGCCGTTGAGGCCCGCCATGGGTCGATCACGGTGGACGGCTACACGATGCCGGTCAAGGGCCGCTCTGCCGAGGCCGCCGCTGCCGCTGTGCTCCGCGAGTGTGGGGCGGGTGACGCGGTGCCGCACCTCGCCGAGTGGCGGAGGCAGGCCCGGATCTCAGGATGGATGGGCGGGCTCTCGCTCGTGTGCTGGCCGACCTTGCTGGCGCTGCCGGTTACTCTGCCTCGGATGGGGCGGGCTCGGACGGCGGTTGAAGTCTCGATCGCGAAGGGGTGACAAGCCGTGACAAAATGTCAACCGGATGACAGTGACGACGGGACGCCAAAGGCCGACAATTTCGGCGTTGCCTTTTCGGCGCTTCGACCGCGTGCGCGTGCCCTCTTCATGGCCTATACCGGGCTTTCCATGCCGTCAGTCAAAGAGGCGGCGGAGGTGGCGGGCCATTCCTACGGGAACGCTCGGGAGATTTTCGCCTCTGAGCCATTCCAGGCGGCACTACTTGAATGGCAGTTGACGTGCCATGCGGAGACCAAGAACGCGCTAAAGGCGGCGGCAATGGAAGCGGCTCGCGCGCTTGTCAATCGGCTCGCCTCTGGCAATGAGGACGTGATCATCCGGGCGGCAACGGCCATCCTCGACCGCGCCGGCCACGCGCCGAAACAGGAGATCGACCTATCGGCGAACGTTCGCACCACGAAGACCGCCGAGACGCCGACGGAGGATCTGGAGGCCCAACTCGCGGCCCAACTCGCGGCGGTCGCCCCCCGGACTGATGCCCCTTGACCTCGCCGCGATCGACGTGCGGGAACTCCACGGGGAGCCCCGCGCGATCTATCTGGAGCTCTGCCGGCGGCGGGGCGGGGAACTTGGCAAGACCGCCGAGGCGCTGATCGCCGCTGACCGAAGGTGGCAGGAGCACCCCATCGCTCGGTTTCGCGCGTGGGCGCCTCACTGCCGCGCCTGTCCGGCGGTCGAAATGGTGCCGTGTGGGGTGGACTTCCGCTGTCCGCGGTGCGGCGTGGTCGAGCAGCGGACATCCCAGCGGGCGGCGCTCCATTCGCTGAGGCCGTCGGTGGATACGCTGGTGGTGAGAGGAGGGAATCGCTGCCTCGCCGGGGAGACGTTGATCTACGACCCGGTGGAAGGCATCGATCGGCGCATCGACAGCATCGCCGGGCCCGTCCACGTTCTGGCGTGGTACGAAGGCGAGGAGGTGATCGCGCTCGCCTTCCCCACCGCCCGCAAGGGGCCCGACCCGCTCTACCGGGTGGACCTCTCCGACGGGTCGAGTTTCACGGCGACGGGGGCTCACCGGGTGATGCTTCGATCGGGTGAATGGCGCGCCGTTGCCGCACTCCGGGCCCAAGATGCCCTTCTCTCATCCGGCGCTTCCCATCCTCCGTCCAGTTTGGGCACCGGCCCGTCAACTCGGCCCGAAGATGGTCCGCGTTGCACGCGAACAACTCCAGATTCTCCGGTCGGTTGTCGTCGTTCTTGCCGTTCAGGTGATGAACGACCTCTTGGGGATCAAGGTAGCGCCCGAGTTTGGCCTCCATCACCAGCCGATGCTCGAAGATGTACCCTTGGGAGCCCGCCCGACCAGGACGCTTCCGTACCCCCGGATGATCCGCCACCCACACCATCCAGTAGCCGTCAACATCCAGATGACGACCACCCTTCCAGTTTGGATGCCCCGGCCCAGCGCGGGGCCCCCGGCGTTGCGACTTCACCCCTTCCCGCTTGCAGATTTTGTGGATCTGCTTCGGCGTTGTCCCGAGTTGATCCCCGATCCATTGATGGGTCTTCCCGTCAACCTCCACCCACTGGCGGATCTGATCGACGGGCCATTCTCGATAGTTGTACGGCTTCATGCTCACCCCCTCTTGAGGTGGTAACCGTAACGTATGACCGCACCGATTACCACTACGATCTGGTGGTACCGGGCCCCAACTGCTTCAAGGTCGGCCCCGCCTACCACCACAACAGCGGAAAGACCCGACTCGGCGCCGCCATTTGCGTTGCCATGGCACTCGGTCGAAATGACCCCGCCGTCAAGGAGTGGGCCCGCATCAACCGCGCCGACCTCTCCCGCATCCAAGAGGGCCCCGGTCGCGTGTGGGCCGTCTCGCTGACCTGGGACACGGCGATGGAATTTATGCGCCCGGCGATTGAGGGTTACCTGCCACCGGGCTGCGTCGGCAAAAACTGGACGCAGAAGGGGCAGGCGACGATGACCCTCCCCGGCGGCGGCGTCATCGTCAACAAGGTGGTGGAGCAAGGCCGTGACGCCTTCCAAGGGGCCAAGATCCACGGCATTTGGTGGGATGAGGAGCCGCGCGACGATGGGGTGGTGAAGGAGGGCCGCCTCCGACTGGCTGACCATCACGGGCTTGAGGTCTTCACCCTGACGCCCCTGTCCGGCTGGACGCCGCTGATGCGCTCGCTGGTCGGCTGGGAGGACAAGGGCGAAGCACCGCCGGCTGACGAGGCCCATCCGCCGCCCCTCGACGGAGAGGACAACCCACACGTCCCCGCCTCCTACCTCCGCAAGCTCATCGGGACAGGCTTCGACGCCGCGAGCCGCAAGAAAGGCGCGATCACCGAGGCCGAGGGCCGCGTTCACCCGGGCTTCCGGCGGGAGGTCCACGTTGTGCCCTCCTTCCCGATCCCGACCGACTGGCGCCGGTTCACCGCGATTGACTTCGGCGTGCGCGATCCATTCGTCCACCTGTGGGGCGCCCTCGCTCCCGACGACGTGCTGCACGTCTACCGCGAGCGCTACCAACCCGAGCGGACCACGCTGGACCATGCCCAGGCCATCCACGAGGCCGAGCTCTGCCCGTCGTGCTGGCCCGGCGGAGAGACGCCCGCTGTCGTCGGCTCCCCCGACTGGTGGACGTGGTTGATTGCGGGCGCTCAGGGGCAGGCGAAAGGCCCCGACGGCGTGACAATCTGTCAGGACTGCAAGGGCACCGGGCGCCGCGAGCACATCGAAATGCGCTGGGCGGACCCCGAAGATACCAACTCGATCGCCACTTTGCACCGGCAGTACGACATCCGGTGTATGCCCGCCGTGAAGGCCCGCCGCGCGGGCTACGACGCGGTGGAGCGCCGCCTTGCCCTCGACGCCGAGCGCCGGCCTCACATCGTGTTCCACGACTGCTGTACGAACGCGATCCGCGAGATGACCGGCCTGCAATGGGCGCCGCAGACCAGCGCCGACGAAATGAAGGTCAAGGGCGACGATCACGCATGGGACACCGTCCGATACTTCTGCCTCGGCCTCGAACGGGCCGGCGTGACCCGCTCGCTCCCATCGTGACACTTTGTCACGGGCCCCTTGACAACGTGACCAACTGCCGGTAGCCTCCCGCCATGGCTGAGACTCCCGCGCCCGCGCCCGCACCTGTCGCCCTGTCCGTCTCGCCGACGTGGTACGGCCGGGCGCTGGCTGCTGTGGCGCGTGCCCTGTCGTTCGGCTCGATCACGATCCCGACGGTGGACGCCCAGAAGACGCCGCCCCCGCCAGTCGGGGTGGGCTTCGCCTCGGGCGTCCCTCAGTCGCCGACCTACGACCCCGCCCGCGCGCTGTCGGCCTTCCGGTCTCACCCGTGGGTCTATGCGGCGTTGCAGTCGAAGACCCGCGACCTGTCAAGCCTGCCGATCAAAGCGTATCAGGTCAACAACGAGGCCGAGCGTGGCGATGAGGTCCAGTCTCACCCGCTCCTTGCCCGATTGGCACGGCCCTCCACTGGCGTGTCGGGGCGGCGGTTCCGAAAGCAGCTCCAGCTTGATCTGGAGACCGGCGGAAACGCCTACATCCATGCGGTCTTCTATCGCGGGCAGCCGAAGGAGTTGATCCGCTGGCCCCCTGACCGGGTCCAGATCATCGAGGACGCCCAAGGCCGACCCGCCGCCTACCAGCTCGGTGACCAGTGGGGCGGCCCCGCGTGGCTCCCCCTGTCGCACCCGGACGCCATCAAGAACGGCACGGGCGCCGGCATTGTCCACATCCGAGGGGCGACGTGGGACACCGGGCCGACCGGGTCTTTCGGCTCGGGCGCGATGGAGCCGTTGGACGCGGTGATCTCGTCTGACCTTGCGACGACTCGCCGACAAGCCCTCTCCGCCGAACGCGGGCGGCCGGACGCCATCGCAAAGCCTGTCTCCGGCGGCGTCGTCAATGACCGGCAGGTGGCCGCCGCTGCCAACACGCTGAACAAGGTCTTTACCGCTCGTGACGGCGGCGTGGCCGTGCTGGACGGGTCATTCGAGATCGAGGTTCTGGGCTGGTCTCCGCGCGAAATGGAGACCACGAAGACATCGGCAGTCACGCGCGAAGCGGTCATGGCCGTTACCGGCGTGCCGCCGACGATCCTCGGCCTCGCAACGGCGAACTACGCCACGGCTCGTGAGCAGTCCAAGACCTATTGGCAGGGCCTACAGGGCACCGCCGCCGATATCGAAGACGGCTGGGCGGAGGTCGGCGCCCGATGCGTTCCGCCGGTCGCCATCGGACACGACTACTCCGGTGTGGGAGCTCTCCAAGAGGATCGCTCGCTACAGCTTGACCGGGTGGCGAAGCACATCGCCAACGGGCTTGAACCTGCCGCGGCCTACGCGCTCGAAGGCTACCCCGGCGCCGCTGGCCTCACGTTCACCGCTCCCGCCCCCGTCGCCGAGGCCCCTGGCGCCGCTCAGGAGCCCGCCGCCGACCGCACCCCGTCGCCCGACGTGGCTACGATGCGCGACGAGATCCAGGCGGCTCTGGACGCCCTCGACGGCGACCCTGACCGCTCGGACATCGACGCGGCGATCGCCTCGCTCCAGTCTGTGGCCGACAGCCTCGCCGCCGATGAGGCCGCGTGATGGTCGCCCAGCCGGCCGGGCAGGTGCTTCCCTTCCGTGTCGAGCGCGCTCGCAAGCCGACGTGGCGGGCATGGGTGCGCAAGGTCCAGGGCCCCGCCGAGCGCCGCCAGTTCGTCGCCGTCCGCGGCTACCTTCGCGCCGAAAAGGCCCGCATCATCGCCCGCTTCGAGAGCGACCCGGTGATCGCGGCGCTCGGAGTGGCGCGGTCGATCGTGCGGCGCGACCTCATCGACGACATCGTGGCCCGGCTCTTTGCGGGCGAGGATGCTGCGTTCGGCGAGATCATCGATCCCGGGATTCGCGCCTCGGTCAGGGAGGGCACCGAATGGATCGCCTCTCTCCTCCCGCGCGCCACCTACGATCCCAGCATCGACCCGAGCGACCAGATCATCGGGGCAGAGATCGTTCGGGTCAATCAAGAGGCCAAGGACTTTGTTGCCGATGTCGTGCGGACGGGGCTCCGAGAGGGGCAGACGATCGGCGAGATGACGGCGACGATCCAACTGGACAGCGGTGGTCTCTTCGGCCCTGCTCGCGCCCTTCGGATTGCCCGCACCGAAAGCACCAAGGCCGTCAACGAAGGCCACGGCATCGGCTATCAGACCGCCGTGGCGGCCGGCGTTGACTTCGATCTGGAGTGGAGTTCGGCGATTGACCGGGCTACCCGACCGTCTCACGTCGCGATGGACGGGCAAACCGTTCCCCCGGGCGGCCGATTCACGATCACGACCGGGCCCAACGCGGGCGACACGGGGCGATTCCCCGGGGACTTCGACAAGGCGGCCGAGGTCGTCAACTGCCGGTGTTGCACCGTACCAAACGTGAGGGACTGATGATTCTCGCCCGCATCCTCTCGACCCCCGCTCAGGGCCTCCGCGCGCTCACCGCCGAGGTCACCCGCGCGACTGGCTGCTCGTGGGCGACCGCCCGAGCTCAGATCGCCGAAGCCTCTGGGGTGAGCCTGTCGGGGCTCGCCGAGGTCGAGCGGGGTGCCGTCCTGACCCTCGACGACCTGACCCACCTCCGCGCCGCTGGCGGGCTGGTCCAGCGCTTCGACACGGGCAGCATCGGCTACCGGGCCGGCGGTGAGTTCGTCGAGCCGGTCGAGCGCGCGGTGGAGGGTGGCAGTAGCGCCCCCCCTCGCTACCGATTCGTGATGTCCTCCGCCACGCCGGACAGGGCACAGGACATCGTCGAGCAGGATTGGGATCTGTCGGGCTTCAATGCCAATCCGATCGCGCCGTTGAACCATGCCTCCTGGCAGTTGCCGATCGGGCGATGGCACGATGTCTCTGTGGTCGGGGGCCGCCTGCAAGGTGACTTCGCGCCCTACGTCCCCCGCGACCTCGGCGCCTACGACGGCGAGGCGGTGACGGTCGCTGACATGTTGTCACAGGGCATCCTCCGCGCCGTGTCGGTCGGCTTCCTCCCGCGGCGGGCGTTCTCGCGCGCATCGCTCGACCAGTCCGACCCGCGCTACAGCCCCCGCGGCTACGTGTTTGCGGCGAACGAACTCTTGGAGTGCTCGATCGTGACGGTGCCAATGAACGCGGAGGCGACCATGAGCGCCGCGCCGAAGAAGAGCGACGAGTGCGAGCCCGAGACGGAGATCGAGCCGTTGCAGGCGGGCAAGTGTTTCAGGTGGGGCCGCCGCCCCTGACGATGTGTCACGCTTGACATCTTGTCACGCGTGCGGTAGCACTACAACAGGCCACAGGTGGAGCATCAAATGGCATTCGGAAACGCGGGCGACGCCGCCCCCCAGTTCAAGGGCATCGCCTGGGACAAGCCCCAGAAGGAAGTCGAGTCGCAGATCGACGACACGATCCGCCGGCTGGAGGTCAAGGCGATCGAGGCCCGCACCCTTGCGGCCGGTGAGTTCAACGAGCGTATGGGCAAGATGGGCGAGGATCTTTCGCGCATCCAGTCCGACATCGCCGCCTACTCGGCCCGCGCCGACGTGGAGCGGGGCACCGCCCGCGCGATGGCCGGCGACAGCGCCCAGCTCAAGCAGTTCGCGGTGGACTACTCCCCGAACGGCGCCAAGCCCCTCCCCGTCGCCCTCTTCCGCTCCACCGTCGCCGGCCCTCTCGGTCGCCCGGTTGAGGTCGCCGGTCTGCTCGACTCCGACGAGACCCACGGCGAGTGGCACCACGAGTTCAAGAACGCCGTGATCGCCGGCAAGATCGCCGCGTCCATCAAGGGCGGTCGCTCGGTCAACCCGACCCGGATCAACTTCGGCGACATCAACCGGCACGCCCCCAAGAGCGCCGACAAGATCGCCCTGCTGATGGCCCGCGCCCCCTCCGAGGTGCGCGCCCTCGCCGGCCACGACGTGATCCAGCGCGTCTTCTCGGCGACCTCCGACGCGGCCGGCGGCTACGCAATCCCCGACGAGATGCTGTCTCCCGTGATCGCGCTGGACGCGAAGTACGATCCGTCCATGCCCCTCTCGATGGACTCGATCGGAACCGAGGTGATGACCGGCGCGCGGTTCGATCAGGTCTTTATGACCGGCAACACCCGCCCGTACATCTACGGCACTGCGGGCAGCGACGCGCCGTCGAAGTTCACCGCCTCCTCGGCGACCTGGGCCAAGAACAGCACCGCGCCGGTCAATCTGGCGATCCGCTACGTCGCCGACATCAACGCCGTCGAAGACTCGATCCTCCCGAGCTTTCAAGCGCTCCAGTCGGTGATCGCCCGCGACCTCGCCCTGGCCCGCGAAGACGCCTTCCACAACTCGGACACGGCCTCGACCCACCAGGACACCGGGCTTGCGACCTTCAACCCCAACAGCATGTGGGGCACCACCAGCGGCGCCGGCTCGTCTCTCGACCATCGCCGGTCTATCCGCGGCCTCCGCTCCCGCGCCCTCGACGCCTCGGCGATCTCCGACGCGGCCGGCGCCATCACCCGCGCCATGCTGACCGGCACCCTGCCGAGCGTGCTCGACGCCGCCCACCAGACGAGCCCCGATCTCTGTCTGTATATGGCGAACCAGACCTACCTCAAGCAGATCAGCAAGCTGTCCGAGGTGTCCACCGTCGAGAAGTTCGGCAACATGGCCACGATCAAGGGCTTCCGCCTCGCCGCGATCGACGGGATCATGGTCGAGACCTCGCCCTTCATCGACGAGCAGTTCAACGCCAGCGGCATCTTCGACGACAGCACGAAGACCAAGACCGTGATCGAGATCGCAAACCGCGGCCGGTTCCGGTGGGCTCTGCGCCGCGGCGTCTCGATCTCCATGGTCGTCGATCAGGAGACCGGCACGATCGCCCTCGTCGCGACCGTCCGCTTCAACCTCCGCGACGTGGACAACGGCGAGACCGGCACCGGCATCAAGAACACCGCTCTCCTCTACAACATCACCAAGTGAGCAGACGATGAACACCTTTCAGCTCGTCTCCATCCCGGTCCCCAAGACCGCGGCCGGCACCGTCTCCTCCGGCATGGTCGGCTGGCCGATCCCCCAGGGGGGCATCATCGATACCTCCTACGGGATCAAGTGGAACCCGGACACCAGTGTCACCGCCAGCGACACGAACTACAGCACCTACACCCTGACCCGGTACCGCGCCGCGTCTGGGACCACGCTGGCGGCCCGTGCGACCACCGTGGCTGGGACCGGCTTCACCGCCAACACTATCACGGCGATGACCGTGGACGCCGCCGCCGTGGGCAAGTCGCTGGAAATCCAGACCGGCGACACGCTCAAGATCGACAAGGCCGAGTCCGGCTCCGGGCAGGCCGGCGGCGGTTGCTGCACATTCCGCGTCATCATCCGGCACGACTGATGATCTCGACCCCCATCACCCGCGCCGATGTCTCCGCCGGACTGGACCGCATGATGCGGCCCACCGTCGGGGCCCAGCGCGTGGCGGTGGGGGACCTGCCCGCCGACTCTGCGGCCCTCGTGGCTACCGTGCTCGACGGGCAGTGGGATGACAGGCTCGGGGCGCTGCGCGCGCTCCTGGCTGGCGCTGGGGCCCCCTACGGGGCTCCGGCTGCCGTTGCTGCCGTGGACGCTCGCGCCCGGGTCATCGCTGCTCGCCCGGTGCCCTGATGACGCTCATCACCGCCGCCGAGGCGCGTGTCTTCATCCCGGGCCTGTCCGGCACGGCCGAAGATACGTTGCTGGACACGCTGATTGCGGAGGCCGGCGCCTTGATCGCCGAGTTCTGCTGCGTCCCGGCTGTGTCCGCCACCGTCTCCCCCACGCTGGAAAGCACCACGTACACGCTCTACGGGGGCGATGGTGTCACCCTGGAGACCGACGGCGACGACGGGGCCTACCTTGCCCTCCACGTCCCGCCGGTCACCTCGATCACCTCGATCTACGACTCGACGACATGGGCCTACGGGTCCGGCGATCTCGTCGCATCATCGAGCTACGTGCTGGACGGCCCCCGATCGCGCGTCCTGACTGCCCCGACGGGCGCCCATTCGTGGGTCAACCGAGGCCGAGGGCTGCGCGTGATCTGTGTCGCCGGCTACGCGACCGTGCCGAGCGGGCTCAAATACGCCTGTGGTGAGCTCGTGTCACACCTGTGGACGATCCGCTACGTGGGGCAGGCTGTCTCCGTCTCCGCTGGCGGGTCGTCCATTCAACTCCCAGACGGGCCAATCCCGCCCGCCATCGTCGCGCGCCTGATGCCGTTCCGCCTGATGGGCCGGGTGGCCGCATGACGCCCGAGGAGGCCGTGCGCCGCCTTCGCGCCGTGACCCCTGAGCGGGTCATTGACGCGCTGCGGGCGGGGCTGACAGGCGCCGCGTTGAAGGGTCAGAAGGCCGCCGTGGTCAACTGCAAGCGCGTGCTGCGCGTCCGCACGGGGCGCCTCTCGCAGTCCATCGCTGGCAAGATCGAGCCCGGCACGACCTCCGACGCGGTCAAGCTTACCCTGTCCGCGGGCGGTCGAGTGGCGGCCGGCGGAGACGTGAAGTACGCGGCAACGCATGAGTTCGGCGCCACGATCACGCCGAAAAACGCCAAGATGCTCCGCATCCCCTTCCCGGGCGGGCCGGCATTGACAGGCGCTGGGGTAGACCGATTCGCTACACCGCTTCGGGCGACTGCCGCCGGTCAGTTCACCCTTGCAGGGTGGGGCAATCGGATGTACCTCATTTCGACCAACCGAGCGCAGACGGGCCGCGGCAAGAATGCCCGCATGGGTCCGTGGTACATCCTCAAGCAGTCGGTCAAGATCCCCGCCCGCCCCTTCCTCCGCCCCGCATTTGACGAGGTGGCCGCGACCATTCCGGCCGTCATCGAGAAGGCCATCCGAAAGGCGGTGGCCTGATGCCGTCGCCGTCCACGCCCCTCGCCTATCAGATCCTCTCGGCGCTGAAGACCCGATTTGCCGTCCCCGTCGAGGGCTCGACCTACTGGCACACGCTCAGCGGCACCGGACAGGTTGTCATCGGCGAGCCGGCGCAGCTTTTCCCCGCTCAGGCCAGCCGCGGCATGGTCTTCCTCCGGATCGACAGCAACCCGCGGGAGTTCGGCGAGATCCGGACGATGACCTCGGAGACGCTGAACGTCGTCGGTTGGATGGTCGTTCCATTCCTCTCGGACACGACCGAGGCGCGCACGCTGGCGATCACGAAGGGCTATCAAGACCTTACCACCACGCTTGAAACTGACATGAGCCTCGGCGGGCTGCTGATCGACAGCCTCATCGTCAACATGCGCGACCTCGTTGGCGACGAAATGCAGCTTCCGGCTCGCCTCGCGGCGTTCTCGTTTGAGGTCCGCTGCCGGTACTGGCGCGGCATCGGAGGTGGCCAATGAGCTGGCGCTGGGAATCGGCTACCGTCAAGTGGACGAAGCGCGCCGACATCACCGTGGACAACTCCGCGGGCACAACGGCCGCGCATAACGTCTCAATCACGATCCCCGCTCAGTGGGACGATTTCTGGGACACGATCGACGCCAGCGGGAATGAGCTTCGGGTCACCGACTCGGACGGGCAAGCGGCGAAGGTCTGGGATCTGTCGGGGTTCAACAAGACGAACCGGACGGGGACGATCCGCATCGAGTCGGTGAGCATGACCGCCTCGACGATGCAGCGGCTTTGCCTCTATTGGGGCTCGGTAGGCACCGCCGGGAGCGCGTCCGGGGCACCGGCTACCGCATCGCCGAAGACCGGCTATCTCGGCCTCGACATGAAGCGGCGTGTGCTGGTCGCCATCCCCGAGGATGCCGGCGCGACTATCCCGCGTCTGTCTGTCGCGAAGGGCACCGCAGACGAGCTCGACGTGGTGGTCGATTACGGCGCCCTGATGTCGGCTCGCCTCGCTCCGCACGCTGGGCGGCTTCTCGCCGAGGAGATCGACCGGATCAGCCTGCAGGTGCTCGACTCCGGCGCCGCTGACGTGTCGTCAATGTACGACCTATCGAAGTGCCGATTCATCGGGACGGCGAACCAGTCGTTCGTGTCGCTCCGCATCAAGGCGGGCACCAACGCCGCGAACTACACGGCCGTCCTGAGCATGACCACCACAGGCACCGGCTCCGCGAATACCATTCTGTTCCGATTCGGCGTCCAAGTCAACAACGTCGTTCAAGGCTGAGGTTCAACCATGGCAAGCCCAACTCCCACTGTAGGAACCTACATCGCCGTCGGCGAAGAGTCGGCGTGGGGAACCCCGGTCACCCGCAATCGGTTCTACGAGGTGATGTCTGCCGGGATCGCCCACGAACTGACGATCACGGCTGTCCCCGTGCTGACCAACGCGGGCAGCGGATCGTACAACTCGGCCGACACCTACCAGGGAACGGTCAAGGTCAGCGGGTCATTCAAGGTCACGGCGAACTACACCGGACTCGGGATGCTGCTGAAACACGCCTTCCGAAAGACCCCGGGCACCACGGGCCCTTCCGGCGCCGACTACACCCACACCTACACGCTCCAGCGGGCCACGCCGACGGGCGGCCTGACGATCGAATGGGTGATCGGCGCCTCTGGAGCGACCCGAGTGGCCGAGGGCTGCCGGATCACGAAGATGATGATCGAGGGCAAAGCCGGCGAACCCGTTTGGTACACCTTCGACTTCATCGGGCAGACCTCCGCCGCCGGCACACCGACAACCCCGACCTACAGCCGGTCGCTCGTGACCCACCTGCACGGCACTACCCTGTCGTGGAACAGCCGTACCATCGGCCTTCGCGCCTTCTCTTTCACGATGGATCACGGCCTCGAACCTCAGTATGAGATCGGCAGCGGCCTCACGCTGGACATGGCGCCGACCAAGCCGACCGTGATCACCGGGTCTTTCGAGATCCACGGGCACGACGCGAGCGCGGTCACCGAGTTCCTGGCCTCGACGACATCCAACGCCGTGGTGGGCTTCACGAATAGCGCTCTGTCAATGACCATCACCGGGCACAACGGCGTGATCACGAAAGACCCTGTCCCGGCCACCACCGGAAGCGGCGTGCTGGTCGCCAATCTCGACATGGTCTTTCTCTCCAACGGCACGGATGAGGGTTTGAAGATCGTCATCGTCAACACCCAATCCAGCGCCACCGCCTGACCTCACCCCCACAGGAGACAGCCCTATGGACCCTCAGACCCCCGAAGACATCGCCGCCGCCGAGGTCGCCCGACAGGAGGCGGCCGAGGCTGCGCTCCGCGCCGAGCAGAGCCGCAAGGTGTCGATCAGCACGGCCCTCCGTCTCGCGACGGCGCAGACCTCGACCGCGACCGTTGAGGCCGAGGGCTTCGTTTGGCGCGTGACGTGCGGGCGAACCATCACCGGACTGGACAGCGTCCGCCAGCGGCTCGCGACCGTGGCGGCCTCCCAGGCCCCCAGCGAGGCCCTGCCGGTAGACCTCACCCCGAGCGAAATGGCCAAGCGCGCGGCGGCCTACCTCGAGCTCTGCCGGGAAGTGGCGTGCGCCTCGATCGTCGGCGTCGCGGTCGCGATCGATGGTATCCCGCACAACCGGCTCCCCTTCGAGGCTGTGACGGTCACCCGCCAGCCGGCCAGCTCCGAAGGGTTTATCGAGATCGGCGCCCTCTCCGATGCCGTGCTGATGCTGGTCGCTCAGAAGGTGCTGGCCACCGACGGGAGGTCTCTCGCTGAGCAGATCGCCCCGTTTCGAGGGTAGGGAGGTGCTGCTTGACCGACTGGCGCGGCGCTACGGCACCCACCCGGGCGCCATCGTGTCGGGCTGGTCGGCGTTTGATCTGGCCCTCGCCGTCCGGTGTATGGACGCCGGGGAGGCGCTGGATCGGCAGATAACCGAGGTAGCAGCGAAGGCTGGCGCGTTCCCTGTGGCGGTGATCAATGGCGGGTGAACCGGTCGTATTTGGGCTGGAGGTCAAAGGCGCTGACGCCGTCGCCCGTGCCTACGCTCAGGTCACGGCCGAAGTCACCAAGGCGGCCGAGGCGGAAAATGCGGCGTCGGCCTCGGCGAAGTCCATCACCGCAGCGGCAACGGAACAAGCCGAAGCCGTCAAAGAGGCCGGCCGTCAGTCGGCGGTGACCGCTCAGGCGGCGCGTGCGGTCGCTCCGGCGGCCGAGGCGGCAGCGGTCGGGATGAAGTCCGCGGCATCGGCCGGGCAGAACCTCCGCTTTCAGTTGGCGGACGTGTTCACGTCGCTGGCCGGCGGAATGAACCCGCTGATGGTGCTCGCGCAACAGGGGCCGCAGATTGCCGAAGCGTTCGGCGGCGCCGCAAAGAGCGCGGACGTGCTCAAAGCGGCCCTCGGCCCCGCTGCCGGATTGGGCGGCGTCGTGCTGGCGCTGGCCCCCGCTGTGCTGGCGGCGGGCGGGGCCTTCCTGTATTTCAAGGGGCAGCTTGAGGACGCCGAGAAGGCCGCCGCAAAGGCGTCGACAGCCGCGACCACTGCACAAACCGCCTTTGAAAAGCTCCGTGACTCGCAACGAATCGACATCGTAAAAGCCGGAATCATGGCCGGCGAATTCGATAAAAGCGCCCTCACTACATCAGAGGCGCAGTTTGCGGCAGAGCGAAAATTCGGCGAGATGCGCCTGTTGGCGGCGGCCGAAGTGGAACGGGTGGAAACTGAGATCGCGGAAAGCCGAAAGAGTGTCCAGTCTGCAAAAGTCGGCGTTAACAACCTTTCCAACTCGACCGCAATCGCAGAAGGCAACACCGCGATCCGTAAGGGAAACGAGGAGTTGGCGAAAAAAAAGGAGGCGCTTCAAGCTGTTGAGCATGAGATCGCCAACGCCGCCGCCGCAACAGTTGATTGGGCGGAGTGGGAGCGAAAGGCGGCCGAGGACGACAAGAACAACAAGAAGGGCCGAAAGGATGCCCTGAAAGAGCTGAGCGATGCCGAGCGGGAGCTTGCCCGGCGAAATGCCGAAAGTGACAAGGCGCGACTCGCGGCAGGCGCTGCCATCGTGGCACAGGTCGAAAAACTCGCCCCTGCCATCCGAAACGAGGAGGACCAGGCGAAGGATGCGATCAACGAGACGATGCGAGCCGTTCGGCAGGCCGCCTTTCTTGGGGAAATATCACAGACGGATGCGGCACGATACGTCAATCAGTTGGAGCTGGCCCTATCCGACATAGACATGAAGGCGTTTCAGGCGGCTTTGGAGAAGGGATTCGAGGACGCCGGGACCGAGGCCCTTCCGAAACTCCAGGCCGAATTCGAGAAGATGGCCGCCGATGCTCAGCGCGTGCTCGACCAGCGGACGCAGCGGATCGGTCAGGGGGTTGGCTCGGCGCTCTCCGGCGACCTCATGGGGGGGCTTGGCGCGGTCATGGGTAAGGACCCGATGACGGCGGCAATCATGGCCTCGGTGCAGGGCCTCGGCGCGCTGGGGGCTCAGGGAGCGGACGCTACGGCAAAGCAGATCGAGGCTACGGCGATGGGGGTGGTCAAGGGGCTCAAGGAGCTCGGCCCGCTCATCGGCGAGTTGATCCCGATGCTCGCCGTCGAGATCCCCGTGGCGCTGGTCAAGGCCATCCCCCAGATCGTGACAGGGCTCAGAGACGGGCTACTCGGAGCCGCGGCCGACCTCGGCAAGCGGCTGTGGGAGGCGATCACCTTCGGGGACGCGATCCGCCAGTGGTGGGACGGAATGGGCGGATGGGGCGGAATCAAGGACGCCCTCCGCGACTGGTGGCGCGACGTGTGGGCCGCAATCCGCGACTTTTTCACGCGCACCGACGAGGAAAAGACGCAGTTTCGGAAGAAGGTCGGCGACACGGCGCTCGAGTGGGTAACGCTCGGGATTGCCAACACCGACACGTACAACCCGGGCGCCTACCAGTCGCGCAACGAGCGCATGGGCCCCACCTACCGCCCCCAGGCGGCGATGTTCGCGGCCCCTTCTCCGGCGGGCGGCGGCGGGCTTGCGGGCGCAGCGGGCGGCGGCGGATCGGTCCATATCCACATGCCCCCCGGGCTGATGATTGGCACCGCTGACGAGGTGGTACGCAAGCTCTCGCAGCACATGGGCACGGGAGGCCGGCGCCTGTCGCTACCTCCCGGCTCGGTTAGGGGGTGAGCATGGCATGGGCCCCCCGCATCTACTGGTACCCCGACCCGGCCGGCTCGCTGGAGACGCTGACGCTCTCGCACGTCTCAACCTACGACTGCACCCCGGTCAGCACGGCGGCGGATGCTCAGATCCTCCATGGGGGCTTTGTCCGCTCCTACAGCGGCACGGCCTATCAAATCTCGATCGTCTCCGACCGCTTCGTTTCGGACACGATGCGGATGGGACTGGAGGCTCTACACGCTCACCTGCTCGCGGGCGGGTCTGTCGGCCTGTCGCTTGACCACACGAAGACATGGGGCGCCCTCTGTGGCTCGACGGTGAGCCGAGGGGATGCCATAATCGGCACCGGGAACAACGGCTTTGCGGCGTGGTCTACCTCCGGCGCAATGGCCGCCGCTGACGAGTTCGTGGTTGAGTCGCCGGCCCCGGATTCGCGACAGGAGCCGCTGGTGGTGTCCATCTTCACCGCGGGCACATCCACTCAGATCGTCCCGACGGCGGGGCCCCGATACACCTACAGCCAAAAGCCTTTCGTCCGCTACCGATGGTTTTGGCCCGCCTGTCGGATGCCGGTGGACGCGCCTAACCTCGTCGAGAATGACGGCTGGCGCAACTTCCGAATGAATCTGACGCTTCGCTACTCGCCGAGTGACGTGATCGCGCTCTTCAACGGCTACCGGACGCCCTACAGCGGTGCGCTTCCCCTTCGCGGCACCCTCGGCGACACGACCTACTCGTCTGGCGGAAGCCTCGACAGCGCCATCAAGATCGGCAAAGGCGGCCTGTCGTTCTCTGGCACGTCGGCGATGCTGCAAGCCGGGCCCCCGGGCGGCGGCGGGACGTACCGGCCGTGAGCTGGTCGCCCGCCTTCCTTGAGGCATTAGCCGGGCCGACGGTCACTCTCGACTTCGTGGTCGAGTACGTGACCACCATAGACTTCGGCGTCGCATGGTCGGCGGGTTCGGCCGTCTCGCCCGGCATGATTGACACGACCTGCTATCTGGCGCCTGACACGGTGCAGGTGCAGGGCGCGCGGATGTCGCCGCGTGGGTGGAGCGCCACGCTCGGCGCGTTCTCCTTCGGCCTTGTGGGCGAGATGGCTACGTTTTGGGCCAGCGTGCCACGGGGTGCCGTCCTGACGTTGCGGGCCGCGCCTGTCGGGTGGCCGCTGGCGGACTATGAGACGATCGCGGTCGGCGTGTTTTGGAAGGCGTCTCGACAGGGCCGCGCGTTGCTCTGGACCGTCGAGGTGCGCGACCTGCTCGCGGGCGTGCTTCGACCGCCGACGAAGACCGGCGTTCCCTTGTTCAACGGCCTGACCTCAACCGAGGTGGACAGCGGCTACGCCGTCGGGGACACGACGCTTCGTGTGCTTGGAACGAGCCTATTAGAAAAGGAGACGAGCAGCCTGACCGGCGGGTCTGCGACGGGCGCGGTGCAGGTCACGAATGGGTCCGGCGACACGTTCTATCTGACCTACACCGGCACGGCGACAGGCCCGATCCGCTTTACCGGCGTGTCCACCACGGGCCAGTTCGGGACCACGGCGCACAACGCCGGGGTTGGCTCCGCGGTCGCCGAGGTCGCATACCTCCACGGGCATCCTCTCGACATCGCCCGGCGCATCCTGACGAGTTCCGATGGCTCTAATGGGCCATGGGACTGCCTCCCCTCAACGTGGGGCCTCCGCATCCGCTACACCCTCCTCGACCACACCGACATCACGCTCCACCGTGATCAGGTCATGGTCCCGTCGTTGGGCTCCTGGGTGCTCGACATCCCCGAGACGGAGACTCAGGAGGATGGCCCCGGGTGGCTCACCGGCATCCTGTCCACCCTCGGCGTCTTCGTCTGCCAGCGTCAGGGCCTACTCACGGTGCGGCCCGGACAGGCGAGTATCACCGCCGCCTACGTGCTCGACTTCGATCTGACCGACGCCGACCTGCTCACCGATGCCACGGTTGAGCACGACGACTACGACACCGAGCACGTGCCCGAGTACGACTCAACCCGCGTCACCTCCGCAACGGGCTCTACCACTGTCGGCGGGGCGCCCGGGGTGGCCACGCTCCCGGCTGACTACCTGCTCGACTATGACGTGTCGGCCTACCTCTTTGACAACGAATCGGCCTGTCGGTCAGAGATTCTGGCCCGCGTGGCCGAATCCGCCCAGCGCATCCCCGAGCGGGTGGCCCTCGCCTGCACCCTCCGCTCTGCGCAGCTCGCCCCCGGCGACGTGATCCGCCTGACCTCGGCCGTCCTGACCAGCCGCACCCGGCCCGCGGGCTTCCGCGGCTCGGCTGTGCTCGTCTCCGAGGTCTCCACCGACTGGCTGGCCGGCGTGGTTCGGCTCGTGCTCCTGTGCTATCCTCCCACCGACGACAGGTGATCCATGGCTGCGACCACGATTTCTTACGCTCCCGGCGACGGCGGATTCCAGACCGCCCGCGCGACGATGGACGCCAACGCCGCAAACGTCCGAGAGATCAAGATCCCCGTGCTCTTTCGGCGGGTGTCTCTGTTCTTCCTCGACAGCGGCGGTACGGCAGCGGCGGCGAAGGTGTCGCACACCGGGACCGACGGGAGCGCGATGGGGGCGGCCTACATGACCGTGGCCGCCGGAACCTACTTCACGGTCCCGCCCGCTCTCGGCCGGTCGCAGACCACCGAGATCACCACCTACCGCAGCATCTACGTGTCCGGCCTCGCCGCTGGGATCTGTGAGGTCGCGATGAGCACCGCGGCCGAGGATGGCACCTGATGAGCGGCATTGCTGGATCATACTCGGGTATCGGCGGGTCCGGCACGAACCCGGACGGGATCGATTCGCCCTCTGGCTCCCTCGCCGCTGACTCGACGCAGACCACCCTCAGTGCGATCACCCTCTCCGTCACCGGAGCCGTGGGCGCATCCTCCTACCTCTGGTCGGCCGTCTGCTCGGAGCCCCCGGACAGCTCCTACACCTCGACGGCGGCCCCCGCGTCGGCCTCCAGCGCCTCGACGAGCCTGACCCCGGACGGCCCCGGGGACTACGTGATCGCGTGTGAGCTCACCGGCCTCGGCGGCTCTACGACGCTGCGCCGGCTGGTCACCGTGACGCGCCCCCGGCCGGCTCCGTCCTCGACGCTGGGCGCCGTGGTCTACATGGCCGCCGGCACCTACGCCCCGACCCTGTCCGAGACGGCGGGCGCCGACGGGTCGATCGTGTGGGCCACGAGCTGCACGAAGGTCACCGACGGGTCATCCGTCTCGGTCACCGGCTCCGCGACGACGACGCCCACGATCACGATCGCCGCGGGCACCGCCTACCGCGTCCGCCACCGATGCGCCGACGGCTACGGGCGGGTCACGGACTACGTCGTGAGCGTGAGCGAAAGCAGCGGCGGCGCATCCGACCTTACCCTGTCCCTCTCGACCGGCGCGACGGTCGCCCAGTCCAGCCCCGGCGCTCAGGCGATCACCGCGACCGCGACCGGCGGCACGGGCTCGAAGACCTACGCTTGGGTGGCGAAATACCAAGACGGAACCTCGGCGAACGCGCTCCTCTCGTCCACCACGGTCGCGAATCCGACTCTGACGACGACCGCCTACGCCCAGCGCGTGATCGCGACCTGCACCGCCACCGACTCCGGCAGCCCGGCTCAGGTGGCCGTCGCCTCGGTAATGGTGACGGTCAGCCTGACGCCGATCGTCTTTTCCAATCCGGCGGCGCAGACCGCGACCACGGCGGGCGCGGCTTCGATCACCTTCTCGACGGCCACGGGCGGAATCGGAACCCTGACCCCGGGGACCGCCTCGCTTGCAAAGCCGGCCGGCTCGTCGGCGTCCCTGTCCGGCAGCGGCTACGGCGCCTACACCTTCACGACCGACACGCCGGGCACCTACGCCGTAACTCAGTCGGTGACGGACACGATCGGCCAGTCGTCACAGGCGACCGGCACGCTGGCCTATGCGCCGACCGGCCCGACGTGGACCCAGTTGGAATCCTACGACTGGACCACGGTGGACTCGACGACGACGACCAGCGCCGGCACGATCGCGCTTATTGTCCGTGGGGCGGCGTATAAGACGCTCAACACCTACACTTCCGGCGCCGTGACCTCGCCCGTGTGGCACGCGGTCAATGGGTCCGGCATCAAGGTGTCGTACTCGGCCGGCGTCGGAGAGGTCTGGTTCGACTTCCTCGCGGCTACCCCGTCGTCCTCGACGAAAAAGATGATGGTTCAGTGGATCGTCGGCGCTCCGGGCTACAGTTCGGCCGGCTCGGCCGACGTTCTTGGACGAATCAGCGACACCGCCGGATGGAATGGCGCGGCCGCCCTGTCGTCTCTGGTCTATGCGGTGAAGCCGGGGAACTACCAGTTGAAGACGGATTTTCATTCGGCCTCGACGCCGAGTGAGTCCACGGTGCGGGACAACGCGGCCGACATCACTTGGCCCGCGTGTGTCACGATCATCGAAGACGGCTACCAGATCACGCTGCTCGTGCATCAGAATTGCTCGGACTACGTGAACCCCGACAGCATCTACACCGGCGCGGTCTTCACCGCCTATCAGAGCAAGGCGCAGACCCCGAGCGGAACCTATACCCGGTGGATCACCGCGTCTTCAACGATCCGCGTAGCGATGGGACACCTCGATGTCGCGGCATCGTCCTGCTACTGGCGAAAGACACGCGTGCTTGAAGCCCCGAACCTCTGAGGTGCATCGTGTCTGAAATATACTCTATCGGCATCCCCGACCAGCCTGCCGAAGGTGCGCGAATGATCACCGTGTCCGTCGCCGTTCCATTCGGCTCCCTCTCCGACCCTGCCGCGTGGGCCGCCGCTCTGGAGGCCATCCGGCTCCGGCTGCTCGAAGACCCCGCCGTGATCGCGGCCGGGGGTGGCCAGTGAGGCGCGATGCCCTCCGCGCGATCCTCGACGAGGCCCGCGACGACATCGCCGCGGTCTTCGCTGGCGACGTGGGCGACCTCACCGACGAGGCGATCGCCGACATGCTGATCGAGCTCGCCGACGCCGCTTTGCCCCTCGGCTACGTCCCCGGCGCCGGCCCGATGCTGGAGCGTCTGGACGGGATCATCCTCCGCGTGCTCCGTCGGCGGATCGTGGCGATGGTCGGCCGGGCCCGCGCTCGAATGGTGAAGGCGTCGTCGTGAGCACCTACGGGGCTACCAGTCTCGGCAGGCTCGCGACCTGCCATCCGGTGCTACAGACCCTCATGCACCGGGCGATGACCACCTGCCCGGCGGGGCTGGACTGGATGATCGTGTGCGGGCATCGCACCAAGGAGGAGCAGGAAGCGGCCGTCAAAAGCGGTGCCTCGCGGCTCCATTACCCGAAGTCGAAGCACAACCAATCGCCCTCGCTCGCGGTGGACGTGGCTCCGTGGGTCCGCGGCTCGATCTCGTGGTTCGCGCCCGACTATCCGCCGATCGCCCGCCACATCAAGGCGACGTGGGAGACGATGACCGAGGCCGAGCGCGGCGGGCATACCCTGTCGTGGGGCGGCGATTGGACCTCGTTCGTCGATCGGCCCCATTGGGAGCTCCGGTGACATCCCTCCTCCGCCACCTCGCCGCCGGGCTCCTCCTCGCGGCCCTCGTCGCGACCGCCGCCGCTGACCGGCTCCAGGGCAGCCCGTGACCTGGCTCCAGGCCGCCTCCGTCGCCGTCGTCGCGGTCGCCGTGGCGCGGGCGAGTGGCGCCCTGTGGGATCTGCACCGTCAGAGGATTGGGCGATGACCCTCGAATATCTGCCCATGGCGCTTGGACCGCTGGCGATCCTCGGCATGTGCTTCGTGCCGATCGCGTGGCCGTACCTGATCACTGGCTGGCGTATCAACGCCTTTATTGCCGTTGCCGCCGTCGTCGTAGTCGTCGCGCTCCGCCCCCTGATGCCCACCTGGGAGTCAGCGCGCGGCCTGATCGCCACCCTTGTGATCGGCCTCGGACTGCCGATCGTGGGTCTCACCGCCCTCTCGATCGCTGAGCGGTGGAGCTGGCGCTGGACGATCCTCCTCTCGGCCTCCGCGCTGGCCCTCGGAGTGCTCCACGCGATCACGCCGGCCTACGCCACAGAGCCGGTGGCCGTCGCGGCCGCGCCCACCGCTGACCCGCTGATGTCTTTGCTTCTCTCCGTGGCCGGCGGGCAGACCCCGAGCTGGGCCACCTGCATCCTCGTGGCCGGGCTCCTTTTGCGGCAGATCAACGGGATCATCTCCAAGGGGGTCAAGGTGAGGATCGAGCTCGTCCACACGATCCCCGAGGGTGCGCCGCGGCTCGACCTGCACCACCACGAGGCCCCGCGCGCCGTCCTGCCTCCCGACGAGGGCACCGACGAGCGTGGCGGGGTCCGGCGGCGCCCGCGGATCTGACGTAGGTAGGCGGCCGACTTTCAACCGGACGCAAAGAATCTCGCACTATTAGAGGGGCGGACCCTTGCACGTGGAGCGAGGGCAGGTGTATATAGATTCCATGAGGGCGGCACACCAACCAGCCGCCGCCGAACGGAGCCCACCATGAACGCCTCCCTCACCGTGTCCGCCATCTTCAACGACGACGGTCAGTTCTTCCGCCTCAGCGACGGCCGCACGCTGTCCGCCGTCTCGACCGAGCACGGCGGGGTGACCCACGAGACCACCGACCGCGACGACACCGTGATCGTCTTCCCCGACGGCTCGGCGATCGGCTGCACCGAAAGCGGCTGGGGCATCGTCCACCGCGCCACTCAGAACGTGTACCTCAGCGGCGACGGCGACTGGACGTTCTATCTCGTCTGACTCAACTGAACCACCGCCCCGGGTCGAGAGGCCCGGGCACCGGAGCCCCAAATGGACACCACCGAAAAACCCTCCCGCACCCGCACCTTCGCCGGCCGAGGCGTCTGCGCCGAGTGCTCGACCGAGCTCACCCTGATCGCCGGCGGCCTTGTGATCGCCCACGGCCCCCGCGATGCCCGATGTCCCGGCGGAGGGCGGCCCCCGCGGCCCGCTGAGCCCGTCGCCGAGGCGGCCCCCACCGCCGACACCACCACCGAGCCGAGCGCGGCTGTGGAGCCCGCCATCGCCCCCGTGCGCTACCAGGAGGGCGACCGCGTCCGCTCCGGGGGGCTGCTCGGCAGCGTCGAGGCGGTCTACGGCTCCACTGTCGAGGTGACCTGGGATGGCGGGCGCGTGCAGACCGTGGACGCCGCCACCGTCGAGCGCGTCGGGCGGCCGGAGGATGAGCCCGCGGCGGAGGTGGCACCGTCGCCCCTTGTGACTCAGCCGGTCTACACCCTCCTCGACGAAGACGACGGCGCGATCGACGGTGGCGCGGTCACGCCGCGGGCGCAGACCTCGCACGCCTACCTCCCGGCGGAGGCGCCCGAGCATCCGTGCCGTCACTTCGCCGCAGCGGCGGCCTTCGCCGAGTACCTCAACAATCTGCTGGCCGCGCTTGGCGATCCGCCGGTCGAGTGGATCGATGTGGGGAGCGCCGCCGCTGATGGCCACGATCACGGACTTCGGATCGCCAATCGCCTGCCCGGACCCGTCCCCGAGCCCTCCTTGCTCGGGATGGCGCAGCGATCGAGGATCGAGCAGCTCGAGGCCGGGGCCGCCGCGCGCACGCCCACCGACTGCGAGGCCCAGCGCCGCCGGATCGCCGTGCTGGAGTCGCAGCTCGACGCCAGCCGCGAGGAGGTCGCCGCGCTGACCCGCCGACTCACCGACACCGCCGCCGAGCGTGACCTACTCAGCCGCGAGGCCGCCGCTTCCGCCGCCGACGCTCGCCGGTCGCGCGACACCCTCCGCGGGGCGCTGGACTTGATCGGGCGGTTGGGTCCGGCGTAGGTTCAACCGGCGGATTCTGGCGACGTTCAAGCGTTCGCGACTATTTGAGGGGCGTTTACTTGACGGCTACGGGAGGGCACGGTATATAGAAACCATGAGCGGGGCCGACAACAACCCCGCCGCCGAACGGAGCCCACCATGAACGCCAAGATTGAAGTCACCTGCCCCAAGTGCCTCGGCTCCAAATATTTCGCCCCCTACGCCCACATCGCGGCTGGCCGCTGCTTCACCTGCGCCGGCAACGGGACGATCCTGGTCTACCCTGGCGCTCCCGGCACCATCCCGGCGAAGTCCACCCGCCCCGAGAAGATCATCGAACTTGACACCCTCGGCATGGTCACGATCTCTAAGTGGGGCACCGGGTTCCGCGCCGCCCTTGCCTACGCCGATGCGTACTTCGATGTCATCGCCGGGCAGATCAGCATCTTCGCCGTCTCGGACGGTTTCAAGCACAGCGACCGGATGACCGCCGAACTTCAGCGTGCCCTCCGCGCCTGACCCTCCCGGCCCCTTCGGGGGCCCCAACCTCCCGCAGCCGCGGGCCCTTCGGAGTCATCATGTCCACCGACCTCCAGCGCCTCCACGCGCTGATCCTCCTGCACCACCCGTCCCTCGCTGCCCTCTCCGCGGCGCTCGGGCGCCACCGCCATTGGGCCGCCCGGCGCCTCTCGGACACCGCCGGGGCTCACGTAGAGCTCACCGTAGCCGAGTTGTCCGAAATCCTGACCCTCCTCAAAGAGCCCGCCTCGCGCCTCGCGGCCGGCGCCCCGCCGATCCTCGCCGATGGAGACGCCGATCTGCTCTGCTACCTCGGCGATCAGCGTCGCCGCTCCGCCGCCCTCCAGCGGACCACGGCCGGCGCTCTTGACCGGCTGGAGCTGCAGGGCCTCCTCCAAACCAAGGCCGGCATGATGACCGCCACCGCCGACGGGCTGCGCGTGCTGGCCACGCTGCGAAGTGCGCCATGATGCCGTTGTGCGCTGCCTGCCACGGCTACGGCACCGCCGACGGGGAGCCCGCCGGGACGTGGGAGCGCGACACGACCGACGACCCCGGGCCGTGCGAGGTCTGCGAGGGCACCGGGACCGTCCGAGGCTGCGCCCGCCACGGTGGCCAGTGCGACGGGTCGGATCGGGGCTGCACCGACACCTACCCCTGCCCGTGCGGCGCCGGGGAGGTCGAGCCGTGAGCGATCGGTCGCCGTGGGAGATCGGCGGGACCGCGGCGGCGGCGCTGGTCTGCGACCATGATGGGGAGCCGTACTACTCGTCGCCCTGGGACGTGTGGGCCGCCGCGCACGGGGTCGAGCGAGACGAGGCCGCGCCGGTTCCGGCCCTGTTCACCACCGGACTCACCCTGGAGCCCGTCCTGCTCGACTGGTGGATGCGGGAGCACGGCGCCGGGCTCACCCTGGAGCGCTCGCCCGTGATCCGCCGCGGGTGGCAGGTGGGGCACCTCGACGGCATCGCCGGGCCCTACGTGCTCGACCCGAAGACCTGCCTACAGGACGGGATCTGGTATCTCGACGAAGAGGAGGACATCCCAGCGGGCTACGTCGTGCAGGGGTCATGGTATGCCAGGCTCGCGGAGGAAGAGGGCCGCCGGATCGAGCGCGTCGAGTTCCCGATCTGGAGCCATTCCCGCGCTGCCCGAGGCCAATCGCCCTACATGCTCCGGGGCTTCAACTGGCACGCCGCCGCCCGCAAAGAGGCCGCCCGGCACCTCTCGATCGTCGAAGAGTGGTACGCCGCGCACATGCTGACTGGCCTCCCGCCGGCCTTCGACGGTGGGCGATCCGCTGCGCGATGGCTGGCGCTCCAGATCGGGCCGGTTCCGGCAAAGCGCTTGCGGGCGGACCCGGACGGGTATATACTTCAACGTGTCGCCGAATGGCGAGCCACGAAGAGGGCCGCCGCCGCGGCAAAGTCCGAGGCCGATGCGCTCGGACAGGAGATCATGCAGACCATCGGTGACCGGCGCCTGTTCGCGGGCTCTCGGTCATTCGTGCAGGTCCAGTATCAGCGTGGGTCGCCATTTCTGGCGGCTCATGGATTCGATAAATCCGACACCAGTGAGGAATGACTATGTCCGACACCCCCATTCAGCCCGCCCCTCAACCCGCCCCCATGGGGCGGCCCATGTCCGACGCGGACATTGCGTTCAACCTCATGTACCGCAAGGCGAAGGCTTTTGCAGAGGCGGAAATCATCCCCGCTCACTTCTTCGGCAAGGTGGCAGACTGTATCGTCGCCTTCGAGTACGCCGACCTGCTTCGGATCTCTCCGTTGCTCGTCATGCAATCGCTGTACCTTGTGAAGGGTCGCGCCTCGTGGTCGGCGCAGTTCATGATCGGCCGGGCGAACGCTTCCGGCGCGTTCAAGGGTCGAATCCAGTTCGACGTGGAAGGCGACGGCACCCGACTGCCAAACAAGAACCGACGCGACTCGACGGTGCCCAACATCACCGTGACCGCGTGGGCGGTGGATGCCCAGAGCGGAAAGACCGTGAAAGTCACCGTCTCGATGGAAGACGCGATCATTGAGGGCTGGACGGCGAATGAAAAATACTCCGGCCGCGCCCTCGGCGAGCAGATGCTCTGCTACCGCGCCGCCACGATGCTGATCCGCCGGACCTGCCCGGACGTGCTGATGGGCGGCATGACCGATGTGGAGGCCGAAGACCTCGCCGTCGTGGACATGGGTACGGGCGAGGTGGTCAGCTCGGCCACCGTCCGCCGCGCGCCTCGCGCTGAGCCCCGTGCCATCGCCGAGCAGCCGCGCGTCGAGGTCCAGGCCACCAACCGCCAGCCCGCCGCCTTCGACCCCGCCGACATCCCGCCCGAAGAGGCGAACCCCGCGCCGCAGATCTGACCCACCCCACCAAGTGCCCGCAGCCGCGGTGCCCGCTTCCCTCCCCCCGGAGCCTCCGATGTCCCCTCCCTCCGACCCTCGCCAGCAAGCCCTCGCCGCGGGCGCTCGCTTCGCCCAGGGCGGCTCGCTCAACTGCGACGCCGCCGCCGCCCAGTGGTTCCAGACCGGCGAGGCGAGCGCCCTCGAGTGCGCCGCAGCGCTGGGCGCCGTGGCCGCGGAGGCCGCCTTCGTGGTCGGCTTCCGCGACGAGCGGGCCGCCATGCTCAAGATCGTCAACAAGACGGTGACCCTCCGCCGCTCGAGCGGGGCCGTCGTCGGCTCGCGGACGCTGCCCACGAGCTACCGCGACCGCCCCGCCCACTTTGCGGGCCCCGTGGCCTTGTGGTGCGAGAAGTGGGCCGCGGTGCATGAACACGAGGGGCGGCCCGCGATCTTTCTGCTCGGCCACGAGGTGGACGCGCTGGCGGCGGGTCGGCTGTGAGCCCCTTCCACCTGCTCGCCATCGCTGCGCTGCTCGTCGTCCTGCTCTTCGCCGGGAGGCAGTCGTGAGCCCCGAGCAGATCGAAACCGCCCGCCGCGCCATGGACCTCCCGGGCTGGGGCTTCACGGCGCCGGAATCACACAAGATGGAACCGCGCAGGTCACAGCGCGGCATCCTGTGGGTTCGTTCCAGCCATCCGCGCGGGCCGTGGGTGCCTGACCTCATGGATTATTCAGGCGCCACCGACGGCGTTTTCCTCCGCCTTCTCGGCGATGGCTGGACCATGGGCCGAACGTCTGAGGGGCGAGTCCGGCTTTTCGTCTCGAAGCAGCCGGGAAAGGCTGTGCTGACGTTGCACGAGTCCGCCACGCTTGCCGAGGCGTGCTGCCTGTGCGCGATTGACCTTGGCCGATGGCCGGGAGGTGTGCAATGACCGCCCCCAAGCCCCGCGGGCGCCCATCCCGCGACCTCGTCAAGCTCACGGTCTACCTCCCGCCCGACCTCTCCGCCGAGGCCCACACCGAGGCGCAGCGGCGCGGCGTCCCCCTCTCTCGCATCGTCGCCGAGTGGGCAGCCATCGGCACGGCCAAGCGGCCCCAATGAGGACCGGACAGAAACTCAGTCACGCCGCCGCGCGAAAGGCCCACCGCGCCTATCTGGCCGATCCGCTGCTGACCCTCGACACGCTGGCGGCCCCGCTGGGGATCTCTCCAAGCGGGCTGCACAAGGCTTGGAAGCGCCTCGATCTTCCGTGCTGCCCCGCCGCCGATCGTGGCGGCAACGTCCGCCGACAGGAAGCGGCGAAGGCGAAGCAGGCCGAGATCGACGCCGCCGCCGAGGCGTTCCGGGCCAAGCGCGCCGCCGCCGGCTGCACCCCCTACGGGCTCCGCGTGGACGTGGCCCGAGCCGCGTGGGCTCGCTTCGTCGCCGGCGGGGTGACCGCGGGCGAGCTCGCCGCCGAGATTGGCTGCCTTGTGGACACGCTCCGCCGGAACTGGCGCCGGTTGGGCCTCGACCCGCGCGCCGCTCGGATTGCCGCGACTCGCCGCGAGCACGAGCCGGTGACCATGCGACTTTTCGTGCTGACCTCGGCGGAGGGCCTGTCCATCAACGAGGCCGCCGCCGCCGTCGGTTTGAAGGCGGGCACCGCTCGCGCTCGGTTGAAGGTCTATCGGGCGCACCTGATAGGCAAGCCGCTACCCAAACGAACCCGCAACCGCAAAAAGGTGACCCCATGACCTCCCCCATCCTCGCCGCCGTCCTGCTCACCGCCCTCCTCGTTTTCACCGCCAGCCTCGTCCGCCCGAGCTGGTGGCGCTGAGCCGCCGGGGTCGGTTAGCTGCCTCACAGCCCACGCTCGAAGGCTCCGCGATCGCTGTGCTCCCCCGGAGGTTGACCGGGCGGACCACGGCGATCGCGTCGTTGTGGGCCTTCCCGCGGCGCCCGCAAGAATCTTGCGCCGGATGAGGGGCGAACGCTTGACGGCTGGGGAGCGCGAATGTATATGTAGTACATGAGCGGGGCCGACAACAACCCCCGCCGAACCGGAGCACACCATGGACCGCGCCGACGCTTTCGCCTCCATCGACATGAACACCGCCACGATCCGGGTTCTCCGCCGCCGGATGGCCGCCGCCGGGAACTCCAATGTTGTCGCCGCTTGCGATCGCGTGCTCGCTTGCGCCCACAGCGCCGCTCCCGATTCTTCGGCTCTGGCCACCATCGCCGCCCACATCGAAGCCGTCAGGGCTGAGGAGCGGACCATCCCCCGGCCCGATGCGGCGCCCCGATACCGCCCGTTTTGGGTCTAACCATCCTCGGGCCCTCCGGGGCCCACACCTACCGCCGGGGCCGCCGCTGGCCTCGGCTCGGAGTCCCTATGACCCTCATTACAGCCATGGGTCTGCCGTGACGCCCGCCGACCTCCTCCGCCTCGCCTCCGCCGCGACCCTCCGCCCCTGCACCCGCATCCAGGCGCGCGACGCAGGGCTCGGCTTTTCGCCGATCCTCCTCGACCTCGCCGGCGCCCCCGGCTGGCCCTTTGGCGGCGCTGTGCTCTACACCCGCCGCACCGACTGGAGCGCCGCGGCTCGGCGCTCCTACGGGCAACTCTGGGCCGTCTGTGGGCATGGGACAGCCCGGGAGGCGTTCTGGTGCCGCGCGCACCTCTGCGAGACGATCGCCCTCGACATGCCCGACCGTACCGAAGACCAGCGCGCGGCTCTGCTCGCCGCGCTTCCCCTCCCCACCTGACAGGAGCCACCATGCACTCGCCCCCGTTTAACTACGTCGCCTACCTGACCTTCCCCTCCCTCCCGCCGCTGCCTGCCCTCACTCGAGACTCCCGCCCGCAGCCCGAGCCGGTCAAGCGCCTCGGCCGCGCGCTCGGGATGACCACGGACGGCGACGGCAACGTGTGGATCTTCGTCGAGCCCGCAGAGGCCGACCTGTGCGTCCACAAGGTCAACATCATTCACTGCCGAAAGGCCGTGGCGGACGAAGCGCTCAAGGCCGCGCGCATCCGCGCCGAGTCCGAGGCCGCCGCCGTCGTCACCCCCTGACCCGCTCCCTCCCCACCCGCTGCCCGAAGGTGGGGAGTCAATCACCGGGCACTGGAGATACCGTGAAACAGCCAAAGGCCACCCCCGACCAGCACAAGCAACACCTGATCGATCTGGCGGAGGCTTACTTTGCCGAGGGCGAGGTAGCCGAAAAGTCAAATCGTAAGCAGGCCGAGCTGATGGCGATGTACCAGATCCTCTCTGCCGTCGCAAGCAAGGGAACCCCCGCTGAAGTCCGCGCCGTGTCGCAGTTTTTCTCAAGCGTGGCTCACCAATCGGCTCTGCTGGAACAGGCGTTCGACGCCGTCAACAAGGTTCCATACTCATCCATTGATGGCGGAGTCTGACCCGCTCCCCTCCCCCGTCCGGCGCCCTCGGCCGGGCGGAGGGTAGGGCGATGCTGCCACCTTGACGCCACCGCTTGACCCGCGCTCCGTTGCGGGGTAGACTCCTCTTGCTCCCTTGTGCGGGTGCGTCCCAGGTCTTGCGACCCTCCCCGGCTGATCCCCGGTGGAGGGCGCATCCCGGACGAGAGAGCGGACCTCGGTAGACCCCCAGCACAAGCGCCCCGTCAGGACGGGCACGGAGAGGTGCGCCTTGCAAAAGGATACAAAGTCGTTCGACTTCCGCCTGCTAAACGATCGAACGCCGATCGAGCGGCTTCTTCTGATCCCCTGGCGACCAGAATCAGACTGCGCCATGATTGCCGAGTGGATCGGCATAAATGACGACACCCCGAAGACTGGTGAACTTTCCGTCCTGCTGCCGTTGATGACACGGCACTGGAGAAATCGCCTGTTTTCGGTCGTTCGAGCCGATGCGCGCGCAATCACCGTCGAACACTGCGATCAAGAATCCATGCTGAGTGTGGAGCGGCCGCCGATCTGCCCGCTCTGCCTTGCGCCATGCTGGTTTGAGCGGGTGGAGGAGGAGGGGGTCAGAATCCGTGCGGACTGCCGATGGTGTAACTACCGAACCCCTCACCAGCGGTACTTTCGACCGGCGCGTTTCCCGTGCAACGGAGCAACGATTCCCATCCGCCGACTTCCTGAGCAGATGCCCTGCTATGTGTGCGGTGTGGAGGCGCCGACCCAAAGACATCATCTCGCCCCGTATGAGGTTTTTGGGGCTGAGGCTGACCGGTGGCCAACAGTTCAGGTCTGCAAGGAGTGCCATTCACGATGGCACTTGCTGATGAATCAATCGCGTCAACGTAGGGGCGCGGCATGACCTGTAACACGCTTGACATTCCATGCGTTACACGGTAACTTGACTGGAAGGAGGTTCACCATGGAAGCAGCCAAGCGAAACACCGGATCTACCGTCCGCCTCTCCGACGCCGAGCGTGACTTGCTCGACCGGGCCGCCGTGGCCGAGGGGCGCGACCGCTCGCAGTTCATGCGCTACCACGCCGTTCAGGCCGCGCGGGTAGCCCTCGGCATCCCCACGCCCAGCAAGGCGGGGGCCGCCAATGGCGAAGCTTGACGAGCTCTGGGACCCGGTCCCTCGCCGCCTGATCGCGGACATGCGCTCGGAGAAGTGGACCGCCGAACGGCCGGCCTCGAACGTGGACGCGTGGGTCTGGGC